CAAAAACATTTTAAACGTCCTTTTAAATGTATTGTATTGCTTAGAGATCTAATGGATGTACTGGCTTCCTATATGAAATGGTACACTGAAAACCCTGACTCATTTGTAAATAGATTTAATTTAAAAAATGATGAGGAAAAGTTAGGTAAGATTATGAACAAAAACGGAGCGGTTGCCAAAGAATTAATAGCAATTCAAAACTCTTTTAATTATAAAGACCTCTGTTATTATTTAAAGTATGATGATTTAGTAACTGATCCTGAAAGATGTATTAAAGAAGTATATAAATTTTTAGATATTCCATACTTTCAACATAAATTTTTTGATCTAGATCAAATCAATATTAATGGACTAGGATATAACGATGGAATTGTA